GGTTTTGGACGTAATCTGCATCAGGATTTCTGATTTCCGAAGCTCGGATTCAATTCCCCGGTATTCATAATATGCCTCAACCAGGGTTTTTATTTCAGGATTCAGTTTTGGTTTTGCTCTAGACACTCTTTCCCCCATGTATTCATCAAGGCGTCATATAACTCGTCGGTGCAGCGGAAAGCCGCCTCGTTCAAAAAAAAGCCGCTTAGGGCGGCGAATCCCGAAACCCAGGCCCGAGTCCGGCCCGATTTCGTGTGAGTGTTGACCGGGATTCATGAAAAAAAACCCAGTTGCCGACGTCTCACTCCGGCCCGCCCAGTCATCCATGATCCCTGCGGTGGGCATGCAACCCAAAAAAAACCCGACCTATTTGTAAAACCGCAGTCGCCCCAGGTGGGCGGTTTGGGTCATGTGTCTGGCCCAGGACGGTTTGCGCCTGGGATCGTGAAAATGGGTAGCACCGCGGGTGATGTCGGCTTGTCGCCATGCTGACGCAACCCGTTCGATCAGCGCAATGTCCGGTTTGCGCCGCGCCCGCTGGAATTGCTGGCGCAGCTTCGTCACATAACACACCGATTTGCCGGTGTGTGCCATGCGGTTGCGGACTACGTGGGTCACCGCTCGTTGCACGTTGGGCGGTTCCCCGCCTGCCTCCCTGGCGACGACCAGGGCGAGGCAAAGGAGCGATGTGGCCATCATATAGATGGCCCGATGACTCGGATGGCGCAGGTGGTCGGTCGTCTGCGCGGGGTTACTGCCGCCATGCTGGCATCGGCCATGGCGTTTGCCTGAGCCAGGCGCAGCTTTACTAGCCGTCGGGTCGAGCGTTCAATGGCTTTTCCCGCCCGTTTTTCGGCAGTTTTTATGGCGGCAACCCGGCGCAAAATCAGCCAGTCGTCAATCGCCAGCAATACCTGGTTCCACCATACCGCCCACCTGAGTGACAAGTTTTTGAGAGTCGCTCCCATTTTTTTCAAAATCTTAATACTCATGGTCGCTTCCAAAATCCTTGTCGTAAATGTGCAAAGCAATCGCCTTAAATTCGGGCGGTTGGCCTACTTCGGCCCGGCTGGCGTTTTCAAAAATGCCGACCGTGTAACCTTCAATCAGCAGCCGCACCGCAGCTGCCGCGTGAACGACCACTGCGCCATCCACCTGCTGGCTGGTGCTGGCATCCACCCAATCGCCGGTGACGGTGAATCCGTCCGTGTCGCCGACATGGATCAATTCAATATCTCGTTCATCCGCAAGGCGGATCTGGTCGTCGGTCGGCTGGTGCCGACTGATAAATACAAAGCGCATCGTTGTTTGCCTCTTGAAAAAAAGGGGCGTCCCTGCCCTGAGTGGTCTGACAAGACGCCGGTTTACCGGCTAACGCGAGGAACAGCGTTGGCGCAAATAATATCGTTGCTATTTTTAGTTGTAAATAGCAGTGATATAATTTTTTGCAATGACGGATGCGACAGGCAAAAAAAAACCCGCCGTCATGGCGGGTTGGGTAGGTCGGGTTCGATCAGACCAGGTAGACCGAATCGAACCTGGCAGGCTATGCGGTGTTGCGTAGATTTTTTACCATCTCGGCCATCTGCTGCCTCAGATCGAAATTCCGTTTCTCATTTTGAGCAATTTGCCGAACAGCTTTTTTACCCTCGGCATCCAGGGCCTCCGCCAGTGATGCGATGGCGGCCACCTCGGGTGAATAACTGGCTGCCCGCTCCAGGACGCCGCTGTGCAGCGCATCGGTGAGGCGTTCGCTCAGGCGTGGACTGATTTCACTGGCCAGGCAACCAAGGCCTTTGCTGAAACGGATCAGTGCGTCCAGGTTGAGTGGCTGACGCCCGGTCAGATAATGATTCACTGCGCCCTGGGACGCGCCATCGAAAAAATCAACGGCAAACTGGGCCTCGGTCAGACCCTCCAGGCGTTTCCGCTCAAAAAATAGAGCCTTCAGCCGCGCGGCATCTTCAATTTGCCACTGTGCGGGGGCCGCCCGCTGTCTGGTTTTTTTGATCATATTTTAATCACTCAATGGATTGTTGATGGGAAACGGAACGCTATCACTGATTCACGCCCCGCTCAAATATCATCGCTATTGACAAATTCAACTATCAGCTATATTTTTCGCGCATGACGATCAGTGAGTACCTTGAATTGATGCGAATGAGCCAGGCCGACCTGGCTAAACAACTGGGGGTCAGTCAGGGCGCGGTGTCGCACTGGGTGACTGGGCGTGTACTGCCACAAGCGAAACACGCACTCCTGCTGGAGCAGATCACCGGTGGACGGGTACGGCGACACGAGACCCGCCCCGACGTTTACCCCCCCGATTAACCGACGATTTCCTACCGCCGCCAAGCTCGCCGCCGCTCCGTCGGCGGCTTTTTTATCAACCACCACGGGCCGGGTACGTGATGATGAGCATTTTTGAGGACCTGACAATGAGCGAGAAACGAGACATTGCACTGAAAGTGCTGGTGAGCCCAACCGAATGGGCGGCAATCCGCAACCGCAGGGACAGCCTGGGTCTGTCCGAGTCGGCGTATCTGCGCCTGCTGGCGTTGCAGGATGTCAGCCACGCCAGTCGGCAGCAATTATTCCGGGAGTCAGGATTCCCGGCTAGTACAGAATCTGGCCAAAACTGACGCCACAAAACCCTCGACAGCGGACTCTGACGGGGGTTTTGTTTTTTAATCATACAAAAAAGACCCGAAAAGGGCGGATGATTGATGATCCGACGAGAGCGAGATGAAAAATTACAGCGACGTTTTAGCAGAACTCCAGGCCCACGGTCTGGACGTGACCCGACTGGAGGTCAGTGGGCGCGAGGTCAAAACAAAGGTCAAGGGGAGGCCGCATAAACAGGGGTGGTATCGGTTACACCTGATCTCAAACAATGGCGACGATTGGATTGTCGGGGGTTACGGGATATGGGACGGCAATTCGGACAACGGCTACCAGAAAATTGGCGGGCTGCCCACGGATATGAGTGCAGAGCAGCGTGCCGCTATACGCGAGCGCACGGCGGCAGACCAGCGTGAGTTCGAGCGACGCGAACAGGCTCGAGCAACGGCAGCGGCAGCGGAGGCACGGGCATTCTGGGATTCACTGTCCTCGGACGGACGCAGCGATTACCTGGAGCGAAAAAAAATCCAGGGTTATGGCGTGCGCTACACGGATCGAGGCGATCTGGTCGTGCCGATACACCAGCCGGATTGCAGACTGACAGCCGTGCAACTGATTTTTTCGCGCGAACATAGCCAGGACGAAATCAAAAAAAACGGGGGGAAAGATAAACGGTACTGGCCAAAAGGCGCCGCAGTCAAGTGCGGCCATCACTGGATCGGCACCCCCGGCCCGATCTGCCTGGTCACCGAGGGCTACGCCACCGGGGCATCACTGCGAGCCGCCACCGGCTTGCCTGTCCTGGTCGCGTTTTCCGACAGTCAGATTCAGCCGAACCTGCGGGAACTGCGGAAACAACACAAACGCACCCGGTGGCTGATTTGCGCCGACGATGATGATTTTGGCCAGTGCGTTCACTGCAAGGAGCGCATCGTGAAAAGTGCAGGCGCAACCTGCGGCCACTGCGGCCAGCCGCATGGCTGCCGCAATGCCGGCATCGAGGCAGCCAGCTCATCGGCGTTGCTGGTGCAGGGCGCATGGGTCGCTCCCCGGTTTAGTGATAACGCGGCACGGTTTGACGCATACAAAGCCACCGGTAAAAAAGTTACCGATTTCAACGACCTGCACTGCATCGAGGGGCTGTCCCTGGTCAGGAATCAGATCGAGGCCGCACTGCAACAACTGCAATGGAACGCGGAACCTGCCGCCAGCGCGGGCGAACCTCCGTCGGGGGGGCGGGGTGAGATAAAGCCATTCACTACAGTCGATGAACTCCTCGAACGATTCAGCCTGGTATACGCCAGCGACGGCATGGTGTTCGATCACGTAGAACATCGGCTGATGAAGCTCGGCAGCATGCGCGATGCCTGCCGGTTCCGCGAACTGGGCAGGGAATGGCAGGCATCGCCTGATCGCCGGATTGTCCGGCTGGAGAGCGTCGGGTTTGACCCGGCGGGCACCGACCCGGAGATCAGTTGCAATCTGTGGGCAGGATGGCCCACTCAGCCTGCCGAGGGCGATTGCTCCAAGTTGCTGGATTTGCTGATGTACATGTGCGAGGGGGAATCGGATCCGCTGCCCCTGTACAATTTTATAGTGAGATGGCTGGCATACCCGCTGCAAAACCCTGGCGCAAAAATGAAAACCACCATCGTCGTCCATGGCCCACAGGGCACCGGCAAAAACCTGTTTTTTGAGACCGTGATGGCAATATACGGGCGATACGGACGGGTTATCGACCAGAATAGCCTGGAGGACAAATTCAACGACTGGGCATCAGCGAAATTGTTTTTGATCGCTGACGAAACGGTGGCCCGGCAGGAATTGTTTCATGTAAAAAACAAGCTGAAATCTTTTGTCACCGGCGACTGGATACGCATTAACCCCAAGGGTGCCGCTGCATACGACGAGAAAAACCACGCCAATATGGTATTCCTCTCAAATGAGCGGATGCCTACTGTGCTGGAAGAGGACGACCGGCGTCACGCGATTGTCTGGACACCCGCAAAACTCAAAAAATCGTTTTACGATGAGGTAGTGGCAGAGCTAAAAAATGGTGGCCGGGCTGCCTTGCATCACTATTTGCTCCAGGTCGAGATGGGGGATTTTGATGAACACGCAAAACCCCCCATGACGGAGGCAAAGCGGGAGTTGATTGATTTATCCCGCGATTCGATTGACCGGTTCAGGATCGAGTGGGCAGACGGTTCGCTCGGGTTACCCGTGGTGCCTGCACTGACCGAGGACATTTACGACGTTTATCGCACATTCTGCCAGCGGGCGGGGTTCAAGGCGGCACCGATCAACAAGGTGATCGACAAAATAACCAAGGGCGGATTCGGCAGCAAGGAGCGAAAACGCTATTTGATCGGACTGGCTCCCTCCAAAAACCCGCAGACATTCCTGGTACCGGCCCATAGTGCCGCCCCAGGCGCACAATCCGAATCAGTCTGGCTGGGCGAGTGCGTCGCAGCGTTCCGAGCCGCAGTCTCGGACTACAAAGCCGGGCTGAATCAAGGCGGCTAAACCACAAAAAGTGCTTATTTTATGCAAAATCAACTGATTGTGCAGGGTGTGCAGGGTGCCGTGCAGGGTGCTGTGCAGGGTAAAAACCCAGTCAGAATGCCGCTTGTGCAGGGTGTGCAGGGTCTAACGCACACGTACGCGGGAAACGCAGGCACACACTCCGCCCGCAACACCGCAAACGCATTCACGCACACGTATATACCCTGCACACCCTGCACACCCTGCACACCCCGCATTTTTAGCGGGTTCACGGCACATTTGACCCTGCACACCACCCTGCACAAATCGCGCAGCACCCTGCACAAACCCAAAATCCCCCAAACACATCACATTTCTCAACGTGTGGGGAAAGAAAAAAAGGAGGAAGAATCCATCTCTCCCTCCCTGGCAGAAAAAAACAGCAACCCCGCTAGTCATGGCGCAACCCATGACGAAAAACGCCACCACGACGCTCTGAGGGCCATAAAACCATGAAAATCACCGCTGCCGCTGACGGTACGCTGTCAAAATCCGAATTTGCTGCGTATCTCAACGTGAAAAGAGGTTACATCACCCAACTCATCACGGCGGGCCGGTTGGTGCTGACAGACGACGGTCAGCGAGTGCGTGTCGACGAGAGCGTAGAACTCATCAACGCAACCCGAGACCCGTCCCGCCAGGGCACGGTTGACCGTCACGCGGCAAACCGTGCAGCTGCACAACAACCCGCCCTTCAACCCGCCCCGCAGCCACCGCCCCCCACCGGGGACATCACCCAGGAACTCAAAACGGACAAGGCGGGATCCCTGTACCAGGCCAGCAAGGCCTTGCGCGAAAAATACAACGCCATGGCGGCTAAACGGGACTACGAAATCAGCACGGGCGAATTACTCCGTGCCGCCGACGTTGCCCGGATTGTCGCCACCGCTGCCACCATTGTCCGGGCACGGCTGGAAGCGATGCCGGACATCCTCTCGCCGCAACTGGCGGCAGAAACCGACGAACAGCGCTGCCGCACCGCATTGCTGGATCACGTCGAACTCACGCTGGCGGAACTCTCCCG